TCTTTTAGTCATAAATTTTTGCATAGCTTAGCTCCTTTTAATTGCCCAAAGATTATTGAGTATCAATTCGTCGTTTAGGTCTTGAACATAACTTAAACTAATTGTTCTTCCAATGTGGCAAGAACACTTTTTAAATTGATGATTGGTAAATACAACGCCGTCTCCATGACAGCATTTTAGATCATGAGCGTTAATCAGATTTTCAGTTTTCATATTAGGCCACCTACAAAATAACCAATACAAAAACCCAAAACAGCAAACATCATGTATCTATAAAAATACAGTTCGGCCTGGACTTGCTTCTTCTGTCTATGTCTAAAGGTGTTCATATCAACTCCCTTTCTGCATAGTCAATTAATATATTAACTACTGTTGCTGTTGGCTTCATGGCGTTGTGAATTAATAACTCTTTAAAGTAATCATCTTCACAACATAAATTGAAGTTAGACAAAGTAGCGGCTTCGAATAAACTAGCGATTAAATCTAGCTTATCGTTTTTGGCTTTTATACCCATATTTAAACTCCCTTATAAGTTATTAATAAAGAGATGATACAGGACAAAGACAGACATAACAAGCCAAACAAAGACACAAAAAAGAGAAAAACCATTTAAAATAAACGGACTAATGGACAATAAAATTAACAAAGGCGGCAGAAAAGCAATAAAACTGGACGAAAGAGAAATAGAGCGTCTGAGCGGCTTGGGACTCAATGAAAAGCAGATTGCAGATAACTTGGGCGTTTCATGGCGTACCTTTCATAGAAAGAAAAACCAAAAGTCAGTTTTGGCAGCTATATCTAGGGGACGAAGCAAGGCGTTAAAAAATGTAAGCAATAGTCTGTACGAACAAGCAACGAAGCCAGAACCCAATATTCACGCCATAAAATTCTTTCTTTCAAATCGTGGGGAGCACGGACAATGGGCGGAAAGGGACTTATCGCTGAATGTAGATTTAAACCTTAACAACATTTTAAAAGAAGCCAGACAAAGATTAGAACCCATAACGAACCCAATAAAAATAATTGATAACGAAGCTCATAAGATACAGGACAAACAGGACGAAGGCGGACTCCCTAAAAAGAAGCACGACTCAAAAAACGAACCAGATGACCATTTACAATGCAAAAACGAAACGGAGCCATTTTGAAGCAATCCCCCCTTTTTTTAAAATCAGGTAGGTATATACGATATACTGATGAGATAAATTTTTTTAATTTTTTTTAAAATGATATTTGTTCTCTCCTTGACACTTGCAAATATCATAGGCAGGAGTATCACGCACTATATATTCTCCTCACTTTTACTCCTGCCGACTAAGTAATGAAATACAAACCAGAAGAAGAAAAGCAATTAATGTCAGATCTATGGTCTTTGAACATTAAAGACAACCCATATAATTTCGTTAAGTATTGTTTTTCATGGGGACAAGAAGATACCCCTCTTGAAAATTTTACTGGACCTCGTAAGTGGCAAGAAAAAATTTTAAAAGATATTGCAAACCATATAGCTAGAAATGAAACAGTAGATTTACCAGAAATGTATAGACTCGCAGTTGCTAGTGGTCGTGGTATTGGAAAGTCTGCTCTAGTTTCTTGGCTAATACTTTGGCTTTTATCTACTAGACTAGGATCTACTGTTATTGTAACTGCAAACACCGAGCAACAATTAAGATCAAGAACATGGGCCGAACTAGGAAAGTGGCTAACTTTAGCTATAAATAATCATTGGTGGGAAAAAACAGCAACAACAATAAAACCTGCAAAGTGGTTTGAAGAAGCATTACAGAAAGATTTAAAAATAGACACCGGCTATTACTACGCACAAGCTCAATTATGGTCAGAAGAAAATCCAGACGCATTTGCAGGTATTCATTCTAGTTATGGAGTTTGTTTAATTATGGACGAAGCATCAGGTATTCCAGGACCGATTTACAGCGTTTCTGAGGGATTTTTCTCTGAACCAACAAAAGATAGGTATTGGTTCACATTTTCAAACCCTAGAAGGAATAGTGGGCCGTTTTTCGATAGTTTTCACGGCAAAAGATCTTTTTGGAAAAATGAACAAATAGACTCAAGAACTGTAGAAGGCACAGACCAAAAACTATTTCAAAGTATGTTAGAACAATATGGCGAAGACTCTACTGTTGCTAGAGTAGAAGTATTAGGAGAGTTTCCTAGTTATGACAATGACACAGTTATACCTATGGAATTATGTCGTTCTGCCGTTATGCGAGAAGTAGATTTAACTGCTTCTGAGCCGATAGTTTGGGGAGTTGATGTAGCCAGGTTTGGTGGCGACAATTCTGCACTCTGCAAAAGACAAGGAAACTCTGTATTAGAAATGAAAACATATAATTCTATGGATTTAATGGCGTTATGTGGAGCTATTAAAAATGAATATGATGATTGCACTACACTAGAAAAACCAAGCGAAATATTAGTAGATGTAATTGGTGTGGGATCTGGCGTAGTAGATAGATTATCTGAGTTAAACTTGCCGGTTATTGGTATCAATGTAGGAGAGTCCCCTTCTAGTAAAAAGAATTACTTAAATCTCCGAGCTGAGCTGTGGTTTAAAATTAAAGAATGGCTCTCTGGTAGAGATGTTTTTATGCCTAGTGATGATGAATTAGTACAACAATTAGTGTCGCCAATATACAAATATACATCTACCGGAAAAATAAAATTAGAAAGCAAAGAAGAAATGAAAAAGAGAGGTATCAAATCTCCAGACAAAGCAGACGCATTAGCTTTAACTTTTGCTTCTACTTCTGCCGTTCTTGGTGGCGGAAGCTCATTTATGGGGTATAATTTTAAACGACCAATAAAATCCAAAATCTATAGAGTAGGATAATTGTATGGAATATAAAAAAGAAACATCTGTAAGCGTTTCTACAGAAGTTGTAGAAGACGAATTTGATGAAGAAGAATTACAAAGCGTTTTAAAATCAGAATTAGACGACGCTAAAGATTTTATAGATCAGCTCGGCGACGAGAGAGCTGAGTCCACCGAATACTATTTAGGCAATTCTCCGGAAGGCGGAAGCGATATTCAGTCTGAGTATGTTTCTACAGATGTTAGAGATGCTGTCTTGCACATCATGCCTTCATTAATGCGTACATTTTTCGGCACAAGCAAAATTGTCGAATTTACGCCTAAAAACCAAGAAGATATACCTGCGGCACAGCAACAAACAGACTATGTGAATTACATCTTTAGTCAAAAAAATCCAGGATTTAATATTTTATATTCTGTATTTAAAGACGCACTAATTAGAAAAGCAGGTTTTGTCAAAGCATTTTATGACTCAAGCATAGATACGACTACACACGAATACAAAAATTTATCTGTTGAGCAATATATTGCAATAATGACAGACGAAGATATAGAGGTCTTAGAAGAAAATCCAATTATGGAAAGCAGGACAATAGTTAATGAAGACGGCAACAAAGACTCAGAAGAAGTAGTAGTTGCTTACAACCTAAAAGTTAGAAAAGTAAAATCTTCTGAAAAAGTTTGCATTGAAGCAGTACCTCCAGAAGAAATTTTAATATCTAGAAACTCCAGATCTTTACATGACTCGCCTTATGTTGCACATAGAATGATTGTTAGCGTTTCGGATCTAGTTGCTATGGGATATGACAAAGAAGAAGTAGAGGAGTACGCAAATTACGGCAACGACGCTTCTAACGAAGACGAAAGAAAAGCTAGAAATCCATTACACGAAATAAATGATCCAGACAGAACAGATGTAACCGGACAGCAAATTTTATATATTGAACATTATGTCAGATACGACAAAGATCAAGACGGCATTAACGAATTACTCAAGGTTTGTACAATCGGGGACGGCCTAGAAATAGTAAATTGCGAAGCATGGGACGACTTGCCAATCGTAATGTTTTGCCCAGATCCAGAACCGCACACAGCAATAGGATCTTGCCCGGCAGATTACTTAAAACCTATACAAGATATTAAATCGCAAATAATTAGAGATAGTTTAGATTCACTAGGCCATTCTATTTTTCCTAGAATGGGAATAGTTGAGGGCCAAGTTAATATAGATGATGTTCTTAATAACGACATAGGGCAACCTATTCGTATGCGACAACCAGGAGCAGTACAACCTTTTTCTGTTCCGTTTAGCGGCAAAGAAGCGTTTCCATTTTTACAATATTTAGACGAACAAAAAGAAAATCGTACAGGCGTTTCTAAGGCAAGTGCAGGTCTTAACGCAGACGCTTTACAAAGTTCGACAAAAACTGCCGTTGCGGCAACAATGTCCGCCGCACAGGGCCGTATCGAGCTTATATGCCGTCATTTTGCAGAGGGCATGAAGGATTTATTTGGTTTAATCAATAATCTGTCTATAAAAAATCAAGATAAAGCAGAAATCATTAGACTAAATAATCAATTTGTTGAAATAGATCCTAGATATTGGGACACCGATAAAGATATGGTATGTAATGTAGCTATCAGTAAGTCTAGCGACGAAGAACAATTAGCTACTTTGACTAGATTATTGCAAAAACAAGAGCAAATAATACAGACTTTAGGACCAAGAAATCCTATGGTTTCTCTACAACAATACGCAAATACCATTACAAAAGTTATAGAAATGGCAGGATTTAAAGATACTTC